AATAGGTACCGCAAGGTCTTTCTCTGATGTTATAGTGATTGAATCTATAACAGGTGTTCCAGATTCAGATACATTAGGAAGAGAAGGTTTGCGTCCTGGCACTATTGCTGTTGCTGATGGTGTAATTTGGGATCCAGGTTCTATTGGAGGAGCTACTCCTTATCCAGTGTTCTGGGATGGTGGACAATGGCTATACTTCTCATTACTTTAAGAGGTTATTATGCCAGGTAAATTTCATTATAGAAACCAAGCACAACGATTTGATCTTTATTCATTTTACTCGTTAATAACAAAGTGTAAAATTGTAGAGCTGTTAGATAAAAACGGTCATACGCCTTTTGATTCAGACGCTATGAATGATAGTGTGTTTGATTATGCTGTACAAATCTATAAAGATATTTTAGACAACGGAATAGTTTCTTATTTTGATTCTGATTCTTTTAGACACGACTCTGATGGTGATGGTTCTAATAGTTGGAACGGAATAACAAGAAATGTAGCTACAGCAAGAGTTTACGAGCCTTTAAGAAAATGGTTATATTCTCAATCTAATAATGGTGGTATAGACGATACAGATGATGAAATAACTTCTGGGTTTAACAGACGTTATTATTCTTTACCAGTTTCAGATTCAGATGGTACCATAAGACATGTAAACGTTTATTCGTTTTTAAAATCTCATTTTAACAGATGGATAAGTTATGATAGTTTTGAAAGATATAAACTAACTACTAATATTTTAAGAGCGCTACAACAAGACTCAGATATTAATAATTTATTTGCTGACCAATTTTTAAAAGCGTGTGAAGAAGATTCTGATCTATCTAGAAGAGCTGTTGAAATATACAGTAACAGACTTCAATCTGATTCTGACATTAGACAAGAAATAGTTACTACTGCTATTGAAGCATTATCTGGATTAACACCTGGAGGTGATTCTGATAGAGCAAGAGAGTTAGCTGAAATAGTAAGTGCTGTATTAGAAACAGATTCTGAAATTAGAAACGAGTTTGGTGATTATCATATTACTTCTCTTAAAGAAGATTCAGACCAACAAGTTGAGCTAGGCTCTATTATAAGTAATATAGATTTAGTTGCTCTTAATTCTCCTATAGTTAAGACTAGACAATTGTTACCTATGAATGGTGACGATACAGGTAACATAGGTGATTCAGAACAAAAATGGTCTTTAATTAATCTTACAGGTTTAGAAACAGACTCTACTAAAATTGATAATGCTAGAAAAACTAGTTTAATTTACATAAACGATTCCGAAGGTATTATGTATTATTCTACCTTCACATCTTTTACAGATGATTCAGAATTAGTAATTAGTAGATTTAAAGCAACTACAGATAGCAAGTTTCCTACTTTAAGAGTTAAAGATTTACAATCGCAAGGTATTGTACATATATCTAATGACTCAGAACAAACTGAAATAGATAGACTAATAACTACAGATAGATTTAAGTTTAATGATTCAGATGGTATTATCTATAGAGGTAGAAAACTAATAGCTATTGACTCTGATGTATTCTTTAACTTACTATTAGAAAATGAAACATGGTATACATTAGACTCTGATGGTGTAAGGAGTACAATTTTAGAAACACCAGTTAAGTCTGAATATTCATGGTTTATAGGTCAACGTGGTGATGTATATGTTATTGGCGAAGATCCACCTGATTCTGAAATTGTTGTACCTTTTGGTGATTCTGATTTAACTGTTTTGTTTGGTCCTGAAGGTAACATAACAGGTGGTGAAGGAACTGTAGGTTATTTTGGATTAACATCTGATGGGTTTGGCAATTCTGGGTTATCAGGAGTATATGCTCCATCACTTAACTTAACAGCAGATACTGGTCCTGGTGGTAATAGTACTAATGTGTTTAAAGAAGGTAATACTATCTATCCAAATGGTTTGCCTGGCGAGTTCGAAATATCTTATAAGATAGCAGGTTTTGGATTTACAGGTTTCTCAATGTTTCCTACTAGTGCATCTGCTGAAGCTAGCAGAACGTATTTAGGTACATTGGGTGGTAGAGTAAACAATTTATCAATGATTGGTTATTTCTATGCACAAGCTCGTTTAGATAATATACAAAACGGTACTTCATCTGCCGGCAGTCCTTATGGTGGTTATAGAAACCAGCATTTTAGCGGTAATATTACTCTTGCTAGCTTTCATGGTGGTGCTACTGGTGGAAGTGGTGGTAGTATCATAGTGCCTGGATTAACTGGTGGTACATTTGATTCAGCTTATCCAACTGTAGTACATCAAGGCAGAGACAGTGATAATAGATTGTATATAGCTGTAACAGGTTATGATTCAACTCTAAGTGCAATGAGAAGATCTCCTAATTATTATTTCGATGGAGGAAGTCCTACAAACGCTACTTTAAAAACTCTTGATCAAATGACAGCTTTAGGTAGACAAAATAGTACTTATAATACTACAGATAATCTTCAACTAGGTTACGGTAACTATGATTTCTATCCTGTTAGTCAATTTAGAGATATATCTTTAACAGGTAATCGATCATCAGTTAAAGTAAACAAAACTAACTCTCTTCAAACTAGATCGTTAGTATTTACCAGTGATAAAGTAGTAGATACTTCCAAGGAATTTACTAGAGCATTAGGAGACACCGTAACTAAAGCTCAAGTGTTTAATACATGGTATAGAATATCTCATAGATGGAATGGTGGTGGTACTCCAGGTACGTTTACCTACCCTGCTAATGCTAGTGAACAGAACAGTTGGGCCTTTGACGCTGTCAATGATGTAATTTATACTACAGCTAATACAACCACGTTTTGTGGATTTATTTCTCCAGACACTTATGATGATTTTACATTTAACTCTATTGTTAACGCGCCATATAGTGGAATTGCCGATACGGGTGACGATGATTCTATTATTTCAATTGTCGGTTTTGTAACAGAAGGTCGTTTTGGTGAAGTTGGTTATAGAGAACATACTTTATCATTAGTTAGAACCCATGGTGGTTTTCCACTTACATCTCAAGGTGGACCTAACGTAACTTGGTGTTTGGTATATAATTATAATCAAGATGATAACAGATTGTTAGTTAATAAATCATCTTCTGCACCAATAGCGACATCTCCATGGAACACATCTCCACACGGTTCTAAATTATTCATTAGACGTAAAGGTGACTCAATTGTAGCATATTGTTCTCAAATGAACGATTCAACTCACACGTTAGATTCAGACACAGAAATTTCTTGGGATTTAGCTTCAGATTCTGATACGTTAAAATTTAGAGGTCCTGTTAGATATGGATACGGTGCTCATAGTCAACAAGGATCATATTGGTCAGATATTTTCTTTAAGCCAGATGTTGGTCGATATTTACATTATGTAAGCAATACAACAGGGTTTAATTCTTCTTCAGGAGGTAACGTATACGTATATGACGATATAAATTATTCTCCTCCTGAATGGACAATAGATAGTGAACTAACTATAGATAACACTGCCGGTGAAAGAATGCTACACAATGAAGATACTGGTAAAACTTTCTATAATGATCCTATTTCAGATAATGTATTGCAAGTTATGACGTCTAGAAAGTTTACTGATGTAATTGCTTTACCACCTTTAGCAGCAGAACCAGATTCAGACACTCTAGGCAGAATGGGTTTAAGACCAAATACATTTGCTATGGCAGATGGTACAAATTGGGATCCAAGTTCATTATCTGGAACTACACCCTATCCTGTATTTTATAATGGAACGACTTGGCTGTACTTTAGTTTATTCTAAGATAGAAATAAAGCTTTTTCATCTGCTCTTCTTCTAACTAATCCTTTGAGAATTTTGCCGCCTGCTTTTCGCCATTTTGGGAATTCGTTTGATGCGCCTTCGTAGTCGCCTCTGTTGAGTTTTGATCTGAGCGTAGACGATTGAAAGTTTCCAAGACCCACGTTAAATGAAAAAGACACCAAAGCATCAAATTGACTCTGCGTAAGAGAGACTTTCGTGAGTCTTTGTATACCAATCTCAAAACGCTCAAGATCTTCACAAAGAATATTATCAACTTCTTCATCGGTAAACTCCTTGTTCCATTCTTTAGGTAATTTTTTACCATCACCTATTAAATGACCTACACCCACAGTCCATAAACCAATGGGATCTTGGTAGGGTTTTCTTACAAATCCCTCATGATGTTTAATCATGTTAATACATTTATCGCTTACTTTCATTTATTTTTCCTAGCCATTAATTTAAACCGCTTATTATCTTTTCTATGTTCATATTAGCATCATACTGTACAGTAAGCTCTTTGCATGAAACGCGAACTGAACCCGTATAGTTTCGAGACATTCCACCTCTTAAACTACGTTGAATAGTACGTTTAGCAGATAAACATTCGCTAAGATCTTCACGTATAGTAAATTCTTTTAATTCAACTGGCGCGCCAAAATACAATAACAAAACAAAAAAAGTTCCTGTTCCCATTAGTGTTTCATCTTCATCTTCTCACCCTCTTTAAGGCAAGACATATGTCCTTTTGCAAATTGTGTTTTTGCTATTTTCATAGCTACATGGCATTCTTCCATAGATTTATACTTACCTAACTCCATCATAGAATGATCTGCTTTCATTAACATTAATATTATTGCCATTGCTTCCATTTTAGTGTCCTGAATGATCTGTATTTGCTGACGGTGCTCTTATATTACTATTCGAATGTATAAGATCCATTATATCATTACGAATCTTTTCATGTGTTTCTTCAAGATGTTGAATACGTTTTAGCATAAAATCAATCTGCAGTTTCTGCTGCTGATCGAATGGTGCTTGTCCACTTTCTATCTCTTCAGTTAATTTTTCTAACTCTTTTGACAAATGTTCTATTAACATAAATTGTTCATTGTCTGCAGGAAGAGAACCAAGTTCCCCTCTTGGCCATTTAATTCTGAATTCAGTATTCTGAACAAGATCTGCTTTCATCATAGTTAGTTCTGTTTCCAAATTACTAACTCTTTCTACAAGACCAAAATAAGCCCATGTACCTAAAGCTGTTGCTGCTATCATACTAATAATATTTCTAAGAGGAAGAGCAACCTCAGTTCCTTCATTTAATTTTGTCGCCATTATCTTTTGATCGCCCTAGACCCAAACCAGAAAGCAATGATTGCAGCAAAGATTGACTGCGTCTCTTCTGACCAGAGTGTGTTTGCGATTGTAGCTGCATCGCCACCGTCACGAAGTATAACATAAACCGCTACTCCTTCTACAAAGAAAAATAAAGCAAAGAAAAGATAGGTAATAATAGGTCTAACTGATGATCTTAAGTTGTTAACCCAGGTAGATGCATGCTCAGCTGACTTTGAATCATGTTCTAATAAACTAGTTTCTCTTTCTATTTCCGCTTGTAACAACAAAGCCTCTGATTTTTGGTTTTGTAGCTTCTCTTCTCTTTCAAGCTGAAGACTCATAACTTTTAATTCATGGGATTTATCTTTAGCGTCTTGTGCATAATCTAATAGTTTAGGTACAAAAGATGTACCAAAACCTAATGCGGTTGATAATATAGTTGCAATCATAATATTCTCCTTTTTTATTTATATACTTTTTATGAAAAAGCAGGTCGACCTAAACCACCAAACTTTAAATTCTCTACAGTACTGTCTTGGTAAAGTATTTTTCTATCATATACTTTCATGTTTTCTATTAAAAAATCAACTGTCTTGTCGGCAAATCGAGTAGAATCTTTAAAACCTTTTTTATTCCATATACCCTTACCTTCAGGAAGCAAATCATATCTATTAGTTACTGGAAGACTACCAGGAATTCTAACAGGAATTTTATAGTTAGTATCTTGGAGAACAAACAATTGAGCTTTATATCTAGATTCTGCTGCAGGTGTTCTAACCCCTAAGTATTGAGCTCTGGCATAAGGAATAGCATAATCCCTTATTAATGTTTTCATATCAGAACCAAACCGGCTATAAGCTCTTTTAATACTTATTTGGTATACCATCTCTTCAATAGCTGCTCTTTCTTCTGGTGAACCAAAACCATCTTCGTAATATATTATACTTTGTCTTACACCTCTTCTGCTTCGTGGCTCTTTAGGGAAACGAGTAGATAAAGGATATTGAGGTCCTGCTTTAAATTCTCTCCAACTAGGTAACCACTCTTCATCTTTTATATCTAAAAACGTGTTTAATCTACTTTTCCAAGCATCTCTAAAGGAATCAAATTCTGCTAAAACTGTTTCTGTTGGTTCTTTTACAAAACCAGATGATGAAGCAGTTGCTTGAGCGTTAGCAATTGTAGGACTTTCAGCTACGTTATTTTCTGGTTCAGCTTTTATTACGGGTTGTTTTTTAACTTGTGGTTTATTCTCTTTATTTTTTATAACTTTTTGTTCTGTTTTACCAGTAACAGGATTTTTAAATTCTTCTGTAACTATCTTTACACCCATTGCAGGTAATGTACAGGTATCTAATGGAGTGTTTTCGGTAGGATCAATTTGTGGTACACCTTCAGCAACTGGTGGATCTATTTCTTTTTTGTATTTTACTTTTACCGCTGCTCTTATTTCATACATGTATAAATCAGTACCTTCAACTCTCCATCCAAATTTATCACTCTTATTCATTTTAGAAAAGAAATTATTACCTTCTTGTTTAGTTAACACTTCTATAACACCATCTGATCCTCCGGCTAAATCAGGCAATGCTATAGCATTTGTACCAGCATCATCTCTTACAGTAGTTTCTACAGTATAAACCGCAGGTTCATTATTTGCATTAGCTAATGCGGTGTTTAACAAATCACCAGATTGAGCAGCACCTAATAAAGAGTTAATATCTTTACCAAATTGAGAAGCTGCAGAATTAAATTCGCTAGCTACATTACCTACAACCCCTCCTACGCTTGCAAAAGCGGAACCAACATCATCTAAAATATTTTGAACGGTTGGAAAATCCCCTGTGGTAGCTCCTTTTTCTGCTGCTTCAGAAGTCGCGCTTCCTTCTCCTTTATATTCAACTTTATATTCTTCATACAAATTGTCTGCTATAATCGAACTATTATCTTTTAAAAATTTATATTGCACTACGTTAAAAAAGAAATCAGTTCCTTTTTTTCTAGCTTGAACCTTTTTAACAAATGTTGCTTTTTCTAAATTAATTACATTAGAACCTTTATGGTATTTTACTTTATCAACCACTAATACAGCATCTGTAGCTTTAGGAGGTATATTAGCATCTTTTAAAATTTTATCTATAACGGTGCTAGTACCATCAAACACGCCATCAAAATTATCTTTAAATTGTTTAATTTTTTCGTCTAAAAATTTTTGAGCTGCAGACGTATCTCCGCTTTGAATACCTTTTAAAGCTGCAGCTGCTTTTTTTAAATCTGCTGCATCTCCTCTTAAGTCTTTTCTTTCTGCGTCATCTTCTTTAGTATATGTTACTTTTATTTTTTTATAGTTAAAAATTTTACCAGCTTTTTTGACATAGACAACAGGGTTAGCTTTTTCATCTTCCCCAACAGACCAACCATCAGTAAGTCCTTTATTTTTATTACTATAAAAGTTAGAGCTAGGAGACATAACTTTTACTTCTTTTACTTCAACATAATCTAAAGGTAGCAATACGTTGTCACCTGATCCAACTATTGTTCTAGTAATATAATTTTTCTTACCATTTGCTTTCTGTTCAGCCATAAGTTTATCGCAATCAATACCGTTGGTAAGAATATCATTTAACTTAGCTTCAGCTTTTTTAACACGACAATCATTTTTAATTTTTTTAAAAAAATCTCTTTGTTCTGATACAGATGGTGTTTTAATAGTACAAGCCATAATTAACCTCCCGCGAACACATTAGGAGAACCTGAAGCAGATGCATTAGGAACCCACGAACCGTGGCCACCTGTTCCATCTCCTTTTCTGTGAACACCTATACCATTTACGAATACGGTTCCACTACCACCAGTAGCTGGATCACCACAACTAGTTGAATCTCCTATTCGTGTTGTTTTAGCATTATTAGTAAACACGTCTGGAGAACCAGAAGCATATGATGTTTGGTGAAATGGACTCGGTGTAGGTGAAGCGTGACCTACATGACTATCTAATCCTACTCTGGTTACTTCTGGCATTAGTTTAAATCTATCCTCGCTGCATCTACGTCTAAATTACCTGTAATAGCTGTTGTTTGATTACCCGTGTATGTTTCAGAAACATTACCTTTTACAGTTTCGGTTAAATTTCCACTCCCACTGGTACCAACAGATATAGTTTTATTTAAATCTACATCTGTTATCATATTAGCTTCGGTTTCCATAGTAAAGTCTTTAGTAGATTTAATATCTAACGTACCAGTAATTGCTTTGTTTTCGTCACCAATAGTAATTAAGTCTGTGTTACCAATAACAACTCTTCCATAATCTTTTTTAATAGTTCTTTCTTCGTTGCCAGTAATAGTTGTTCTCATATCTGAATCTACAATTCTTAATTCCATACCACCAACACGTTGAGTATAATCATCAGTAACATTACTTACAAAATCGTTTCCGGTTTCTTTAAACTCTGAATTTTTGATTTTAGTTTGTTTTGACCCTTTAATATTTTGAGTGTAGTCACCTTCAACTTCTAAATGGTAGTTTCCTTTTACCAACATTCTTACATCTTGATCTACAGTAATGTTCATATTACCTTTTACGTATAAATTATTACCTTTAAGTATAAGTTGGTAATTATCACCTACGATAGTTTCTGTTTTATTACCGCTAGCATTTATTTCGTAATTAGTACCAGTAGTATGAAACTGCGCAAGTCTTTCATTGGTTGGTGTATCATCTACTTCAATAGTATGACCTGATTCAGAAGCTAAAACTTTATTAAAAGGATAACTAGTTGAACTACCTTCCATAACATCTGGTGTAGACCATGACGGTCTATTGTAATAAGAATCATCTTTGTCTTCGGCTACAGTAGTAACTTTTGGAGGAACTGCTGTCTCAATATCTTCAACTCTTATATCTGCTCTTGTAAAATATGAAGGGTGTTCTTTGTAATTATATGTTGCAGAAAAAGGTTGATCATTATCATATATAGTGCTATAAGGGTGTACACCATCAGGGTCAGTAAATCCTTTTTCCGAATTTTCATACGGTTGTGAAGGTAGCACTCCCATAACTAACGGTTGTTGCATATTTTTACCATCAGTAAAGAAACCAACTACCCAAGCACCTTGAACAATACCTGTTGCAGATTGACCTACAGAACCGAAACCAGCAGAATTAGAAGGCAGTATCATTGTCGCCCATGGAAGATCTTTTGTAGGTAAAATATTTTGATCATCTGTATGAATACCAAAACACCTAACTCTAACTCTACCTAATTGTAAAGGATCTTTTCTATCTTCTACAACACCTATAAACCATACCATTTCGCCTGAATAAATCATATTAAAATCCTATTTGTGATTCTTTAACTAAAGTTAAAGCCATTTTTTGTACATCTTCATTAAAGACATCCCTTTTAGAGTATACATAATATTTACCTGAATATCTTTTATCTATTTTACCATCTCTATTTTTAGAAACTGGTTCTGGAGAACTTATATCTAATTCTATAACTTGACCTATATCAATAATAGGATTACCTACTACTTCTATGTCAATAACTTGACTAAGATCAACACTTGTTTTTTTAATATTACTTGCATCACTTATTTTATTTAAATCACTAACCTCTGGTTGAGTAAAAGATGTGTTAACATCATATTGATTGATTCCACCTTCAAAATTAAATTTGTTAAACTGAGGTAATTTATTTAAATATATATCTGGATTAAACTGGTCAAAATAATTATAAGATACTGGATCGTATGTTTTATTAACAATATCTGGAGCAAATCTTACCCCTTCTATTTTACCAGAATTAAAAGCTTGAATAATACTAAACTGTTTATCATGAAAAGTAATATCTTTAACTGCAGTTAAAGTATCTTTTGAATTAGGTATTTGATCTTTACCTTTAGACCCTGCAACTATATTGTAAACATATTTAAAAGCTGGTTCATTATTGTATATTTCAGCGGCTTTTTCGATTGGCATAAAATTATATTTTAAATTAGAATCTTGAAAAAACTTCATTCTTACACTATCGTTTCGCCAAGCTGATCTTCTAGCAAGCCATTTCATAGATTCGTTAACACTCCATTTTGGAAATACTATTTTTTGAATACCTACACTATCTTCCCAAATATTAGCTTTTTCAAAATCTGTATTTTCTTCAAATATACCTCTAGCTATACCAGAAGTAGTACCTGTAAGAGCATTGTTAACCTCTTTATACATGCCTTTGTAATAAAAATTAGAAACACAGTTTAGTACATAACCTCTTTGTCTTTGGTAATCTGCTATGTTTCTTACATCAACAATTTTAAATTTAAAATATTTTGTAAAATCAAAATAACCAATATCAATACTTATAGTATCTCCAGCGTTGGGTCTAAAATTATGAAGGAAATTAACTGCATCAGATATAACAAACTCTGCAGTAACTGTCATATTATTTACACTTGAATTAAGATTTAATTCTTTAAATAATTCTGTTATGTCTGCTGAATCTGTTCCGCTGGTTATAATAACGTTAGATATTCTTATTCTACCAGGAAAAAATTGAAAATTTTGACCGCTCATAATTAACCTTTAAGCAATTTTCTTAATTCGTTCTCCATTTGTTCTATCATACTTATACTAGGCAATATAATATTTCTATTATCTTCGTTTATATCGAATTCGTATTCGTAATGAGACACTGGAGTAAGAGTGGGTCTTGCTATTGTTCTCCCAAAGGCATCCATTGATTCCCCAAAAGCAGAATCAAAAGAATGAATATTATTTTCGTCATCTACAAAATGTTTAGGTCTATAAATTACACCATACACGCCGTCAGACTCTTCATAACCGTTAGATGGACTTCCTTTAAAGTTAGCAAATTCTAAAGCAGCAGTTCTAGATAAAATTATATCTGAGTCGTTTTGATTTTTTTGTTTGGTAAATTTTTCAATAATGTATTCTTCTAATTGTAAATTAGTTTTAGGCCATTGTTTGTATACATTAAAGATGTTATTAGCAAGTAAAATACACCAATGATAATCCGATTTTTGATAAATTCTATAACTTACTGTATCAGGTGTATCACCGTTTTGAATATAATAAGTTTGAAATCTAGTATCTTCTTTTTTTACTTTATCTAAAAGGTTAAGTCTAATAGATAAATTATTAAACAGTCTAGTTTTTCCGTCCGGAAAAGTATAATTAAGTTTATTAAATTGACTAAAATAACTCACGACGCGAGGTCCCCATCAGTAACTTCCTCAACATCCTGACTAAAGGATCCTGTTACAATCTCATCACCATCGAACTTCTCACTAACAGGCCTCGGTGTCATTGGATCACCTTTTCTGTATAAAGGCTCGATTTCAATAAATTGTAATCTAATGGTTACTTCAAATGGTGCGCCATCATTATAGGTAGAGTTACCAGCATCTCCGCCATACCCTACATCTACACTCTGCAGAAAACAGTTTTTAGGTTGCATGTGAAAATTTAATAGGCTACCTTTTCTTAAATAATTAATTTCCCATTGACATGGTACTTCATAAAGACCTATATTACCTTCTACTGTTCTTGCAGGCAACATATAAAACAAAAACATATCACAAATTTCTTTAATAGATTTAGATTCGTTTTCATCTTTTGCCATCATTCTAAACTCGTAAGCAAACTGTCTATGAAGAACACTATTAAAAACTTGAAAAGAAAAGTTGTTAGTTACTCTGTTAGTAGCAATACCAAGTATAGCTCTTCTATTACCAGAAGATAAAAGATCTTGAATAGCACCTGGTATCAATTGGCCGGCTATAGCTGACATATCCAGTTGTTCAGCTCTAGAAGCTTCTGCAGCAGCGGTACCGGTACCACCAAGAGCAGCAGTTTCATAATCTACAGAAGAGTTGGTTTCTAAATTTTGAGGCATATATAGGTTTATACTACCAGCTGACTGAAGCGTGTCTTTACCTACAACTAAACCTGAAAGTAAATCACCTGCACTAACATCAAATACTTTGTTAATAACAGTTCCACCTGCTTTAATTAAATCGGTAAATGAACCAGGGCTGTTAGAAAATTGGTTTGATGCGTCTTGTACAGCAGAAGTAATATTACCTATCGTTGAGTTTACACCGTCTCCAAAAGCTTGTACATTACTTACAGCTGCTTGTATATTTTCAGCAACCCCTCCTATACCTGTAAAAACTGATCCTTGTGTAATTGTTGGAGCTGCACTTGGCGTAGGAGCACCTATTGCATTAGCACCTTGTCTTAAAGATTTACTACCTCCGTATTGTACTATTTTAGGAACAAACCTTACATAGTTAGGCACTTCATCTGTACCAACATTTCTAGGAAATCTAAGCGATTTGAAATTAAAAGCCATTAAATAAATACCTCGTACACTATTTAATAAGGTTAATATGTCTTACAAAGGAAAGTTTACCACGTTTAAAAACCCAGATAAGTATATAGGTGACAAAGAAAACGTCATTTATAGGTCTTTATGGGAAAGAAATGTAATGAGGTGGTTAGATGAAAATCCTAATATTATTGAATGGGGTTCAGAAGAATTAACAGTAATGTACGAGCATCCTGTAAGAGGTGGTGTAGCTAAATATTACCCTGATTTTATTATTAAAGATAAAACCAATCAAGTTAGAGTTATTGAAGTTAAGCCAGAAATCCAAACCCATAGACCAGTTAATCCAGGTAGACAAACATCTAAATATTTAAGAGAAGTAATGACGTATGCTGTTAATCAAGAAAAATGGTCTACCGCTAAAAGATATTGCAGACGCAACGGTATAAAATTTGAGGTTTGGACAGAAAAAAAATTAAAAGAATTAGGTATACTGTCTTGGGAAACGGATAGGTCTGTATTAATGGCTGAAAGTAAAGATAGTAAGAAACCTAAAATGAAAAGTATTAATATTAAAAAACCTAATAGGCCTAAAAGAAGATCTTAATTAGCTATACTTAAATCTGTTTGTGGTCTAATTTTCTGAATAATAGCATTGTTTTGAGTAACCTGACTATTCTGGAAATTCTGGAAACTTTGTCCACTTTGTCTTGCTTCGTTAGCTTCCTTCAACTCTTTCGCTCTTTGTTGTTTAGTAAGTTCATCATTATCTATCAACGATTTCATATAATCATTATATGTAGAAACACCGCTTTGAAGTATTTTATTATCTATTACATTACCGCCAGCTAAATCGAATTTAGTTTTTTGAGCTTCTTCTAGTTCAGCTTTAGCAGCATTTAAGTATCTTTTATAAGGACCGTATTCTGGATTTGCGTCTAATTGTGCTTGCTTTTCGGCAACATTAGCTTGTGCTTCAGCAATATCTTTATCAGCTTTTTTAAGTCTTTCCGCTTGTGTAAGTTCCATTCCTAAGAAATCTTTTATACCAAAAGTTGTGTCATCCCAAGCATCTTTTACCCAACTCCATATACTTTTAAACAAACCTGCTATGCCTTCGAATACCGGGTCTAAAAATTTACTAATATTGTCTTGAACTTTTTGTAACGTTTCATCACTTAATAAACCAAAAGTTAGCATATTAAGAAGTGACTTTACAAAACCACCAACACCTACAGAAAAAGCTTTAGAATAATCTCCTGATTCATCAAACTCATCCATACCAGCAGTAATGCCATCAAACGTTGACTTCATTAATGCAACAACCGCTAAAGCTAACCCTAACGGTATTAGTAAAGAGCTTAATGTAGGACCTATAGCTGCCATAGCAGCAGTAAAAGCTGCTTTACCACCTAATGCTGTAAATATAGTTCCAATACCTGAACCTATAGTACTTAAAGCAGTAAATATAGGTTTGATAGCTCCTACAAAACTTAATGCAGCTCCTGCTAATTTCAAACCAGCTAAAACTACTACAGCTTTCGCTAACATACTTTCAGAATTCCAAAGTTCGGTTCCTACATTCGTTAACCCGCCAGAAAAATCTTTAATACCTCCGATAAAATCACCTTCAAGTAGTTTAACAAAACCACCAAAAGTTTGTTTTATACCTGGCCACGCAGCTCTTAAAGCTGTGGTAAGAGCATCAAATTCTGTTTTAAGGAATGTTATTATACCTTGAACGGTAACGTTTATATCTTTAGCTAATGTGTTAATTTCACCGTCAGTTAACCCGATAAAGGAACCAATAACAGTTGCTAAACCAGCTGACAATCTTTCTCCAAAACCAGCAGCCTTACCAAATATTTCGTCTGCTTTATTCCATCCTTCTATAAATTTTATAAAACCTATAGTAGCAAGACCAACAGCAAGTATTTTCTTAAGAAAATCCCAAAAGCCACCAGCTGCTTTTGCAACTTTGTTTAACCCTAGTGCTTTGCCTAAATCTTGAAAACCTTTTTTGATCTCACCAAAACCTTGACCAACTTTATCTAATCTTCTAAAAGTTTCAGAAACAAAATCTACACCTAAGAACTTACTAATCGAAGTAAAAAATCCTGATTGTATTTGTTTTTCTAAATTTAGTTTATTAATAGCATCTGTTTGTTTGTTAAGATCATCTCTAACATCTGTTTTAATTTCCGTTAAAGCTCTTTGCTGTCCTGTAGACATGGCAGCTATTTGATCAGGTGTAAATTTTTTGTCTGCTCTTTCTAAATAATCATTAGCTTTTTTAGCTTGTTCATTAGCTTTTTGTAATGATATTTTAATTTCACCTAATGTTTTAATTTCATTGTCTGCCATTTTGTTTTTTTATCTTTTCGTTTTCTTCTTCAATATGTTGTTTAAGTAGTGAAACGTAAACTTCCCTCTCCCACGGTACCATATTTTCTATTTCATTTATAGACCAATTATGGTGTTGCTTCATATTGAAAATTAGTTTATAGTAGCTAACTAAATCAATATGGGAGAGGCATACTAGAAAAAATCGGCTAGACCCTCCAGTTTTACATCGTTTTTAGTTTGACAGTGTTTACATTCAAAGTCTAATTCATAAGTTACTTTAGGCATGCCTGAAATGTAATCTTGTAAATCTTTAAATTGAGTTGATGTTAATTGATTAATTATATCCGCAACATCTTGGATTTCATTTAAACCAACATCAATAGTTTCTTCTCCATAAAAAACTTTGTCTACATTTTTTGCAATAAATTCAATAATACCTTCTGCTGTACTTTCAATACCTGTATAGCTATCTATATCTGGTGTTTTCATTAAAAACATTAAATCGTCTGTTAGTTTAATTTTAGTTTTAAAAGTATCTAAACCTATTACTTCAATTTTAGAAAGATCAACTTTACATTCATTTGCAGTTTCACATTCTTTACAGGTTAGAAATATGTCTGCAGTTTCACCTACAGAAACAGACCGGATTTTTAAAAACAAATACTCAACATCAAATGCTGACATATCTTTTAGCTCTGCACCTTGTACACAATTATCAATAACTTTTTTAAGACTATCAATCATTTGTTTAGGGTCTTTTGATTCAGATGCTATTAAAAGTATCTTTTCGTCTCCAACTTTAAAAGGAGAAATATTTATTTCGGTCTTTGTAGAAGGAATAATCTCTCTATAAGTTGGGGTATTAATTTTAATATTCTTTAGTTGACTCATTATTTTAACCTCTCATAATTATAATACTTAAACGTCATAGTTAGTCTAAGTAAATCGCCTTCTGCTGATTGTAATTCTTGTACGCCAACATTTGTTGGGTAAACTTCATTAAATCTATACTCTGCTGTTTCTTTACTCCAGCTTTGATCATATTTTGAAACTTCCATTCTACCTGCATACTCTCTATAATAAGCATGCTGTTTAGCTTTAGGATTAAAAATTAGATCTTGCCAATTTTCAAAAAATGCTCTTTCTCTTAAATCTTCAGAACTGTAATAAACAAGAGTTAAATCACTATGTTGGTGTCTTATACCTATCTGTCTAGGTTCTCCATAGTCTCTATATTCTGTACTAAATATATCTCTTCCTGGTATTTGAGCATTTGAGCAAAATAAATTTAACGAACTTAAAGTACCGTTTAAGTTACTTAATACTCCTCCAATAGTAGGTAATTGAATATTAGTTCCGATAACCCCGTTAGCAACATCTAACACTTCGTTAATTTGACCTGCAGCAGCGTCTAAATTATCTAACCCAGGCAAATTAACATTTACTCTTAGAGGACCTCGAGAAATAAGATTGGATAAAGTTCTATTAGTATTAGATAACCCTGGTGGTGGATATATTCTACACAACCATCTATTATCTCTAGCAACACCCTGAGTAGTTAATTTGGATTTCATCTCACCGATGTTCATGCATTTCTCCTGGTATCTCTCCAAACAGTTCTTTCTGCTGCTTTTAAGAAATTTTCGAAAGGTAACTGTATAGCTATTTCCCACTCTTCTTTGGGTATAGTTATTGGTTGAGATCTTACTTGACTAACTAAATATCTTTTTAAACATAATCTAGTTAATTTATTTTTTTCCAGTGCGTTTGCTATGTTTCTCAACGGTGCTCTTCTATAACTAATATCTTCTAATATCTCTACTCTAAGTTTAGGGGGTAAATAATGCAAATTAGCACCATACCAACCACCTTTAGCTACTTCTAGCATTATGATAAGAGGATGTGTGTCATAGTATTTAAGCTTGTCCTTAGTTTTAGGATCATAAATATAAGTCATCATCTTGCCCGGACCAGGTCTTTCTTTTTTAAAATTTTCGGCAACTGAATCATGGTTACGAATTTTTCTATCTTTTCGTATTCTATCTCTAAACCATTCCATAGATTCCTCTGTGCCTAAGCTAATTTCTGCTTTAGCAGCAAGGTCTTTATATCTATTAAATATCGTATTAGTCATAAATTATTTATTCCATTTTTTATAATAGTTTCAGGAGATATTGATGCAAGACAATAAGGACGTAATAGAAGCCGGTAGAGTTGCATGGAACAAGTTATCAATCATTATGGATACAGATCCAGAAATGTTTGAAGACTATGAATCATTTAAAGAGTTTTATGAGATGTTAGTTAGAAAGCTATTTGATACTGAGGAGAATTCACTTTAATGCCTACTTATAATTTTGTTAATGAACAAGGTGAAATAGAATCTCATTTTATGAACTATTCTGAGTTAGATAATTTTTCAAAAGAACATCCTAACCTTAAAAGAACTTTAAGTACACCATCATTTATTTCCGGTACATCTGTAGACAGCGGAAAATTACCTGAAGGGTTTAAAGATAGAATGCGACTACTTAAACAAAAGAATCCATTATCTAAAGCAGTAGATCATTTGATATGACAAAAGCGTTATCTAAAGAAGAAAAAACTTTCTTTGAAAGAAAGCTAGCTGCTGTAAGAGATAAAGTTGAGTTATCTTTCGAAGAAGCTCAAAACGGTATTTTTAACTTACCTGCACCTAAAGAGATTTATGAATATCTTGACAAGTTTGTAATAGGTCAAGATAAAGCTAAAAAAATGCTTTCGGTAACAGCTCACAATCATTATAAAAGGTTAATGATTTATAAAGAATCAGATTATGAGAAAAAATTAGATAAAACTAATCTTATGTTATTAGGTCCAACTGGTTCTGGTAAAACGTACCTAGTTAAAAAATTAGCAGAGTTTCTTAAAGTGCCTTGTTTTGTAGCTGATGCTAATAGTCTTACTGCAGCTGGTTATGTAGGTAAAGATGTAGATTCTCTTATTGAAGGTTTAGTAGATGCAGCTCAAGGTAACTATGATGCAGCTGGAACAGGTATTATCTTTATTGACGAATTTGATAAAATAGCTAAAAGAAAAATTCCAGGTAAAAATAGAGATGTAGGTGGAGAGGCAGTTCAGCAAGCTTTGTTAAAACTCGTTGAAGGCACTAAAGTAGAAGTAGAAAGATCTACAGGCTTTTCTAAAGTTAAATTTCAAATAGATACTTCAAATATATTAATCATCGTAGGTGGTGCATTTATAGATTTAGAAGAACTCGTTGCTAAAAGACTTAAAGTAGGTCCAACAACTAACTTTGGTTTTGGTGCTGCATTAAATCAAACTACAGCTAATATGGGTCTTCTTCATTTTGCTAAACCTGAAGACTTAGAAGAGTTTGGATTTATTCCAGAAATTTTAGGAAGAATTCCTTTAATAGGAGTATTAGACGAATTAACAGAAGAAGATTTGGTTAACATTTTGTCTAAAGTAGAAAACAATTTAATATATCAGTATAAAGAATTGTTTAACCATTCAGAAAATAAATTAGAAGTAAATGATGACTCTTTAATTGAAATAGCAAAGTTAGCAAAACAACAGAAAACAGGCGCGAGAGGTTTAAGAAGTATCTTGGAAAACGTATTATTAGATTATATGTTTGAATTAAAAGATGCTATTATTACAGTAGATGATGTTAAAAAAATTCAATCACAGTTGGGTAGATCTACCTAAGCTTAAACAAATTAACACAGATGAGGGTCGTAGATATGCAGTTAACGAGGAAGTTAAATATCCTTCTATTACAACTGTCCTTTCTAAAACTAAAGATCTTACTGGTCTTAAAGAGTGGCGTAAAAGAGTTGGCGAAGAACATGCGAACAAAGTTACAGCAGCTGCAACAAGCCGTGGTACATCTATGCATAAACTTTGTGAGAATTACCTGCTCAATGAAGCTTTGGACGATCTTGGTTCTACTTCTGGTGAGCTATTGTTTAGGGGAATTCGACCTTACTTAGATAGGATAGATAATGTACAAGCACTTGAATCAGGACTGTTCTCTCATAAATTACATGTCGCCGGAACTGTTGATTGCGTTGCGGACTATGACGGTGAACTCACAATCATTGACTTTAAAACAGCGAAGTCTCCTAAGCGAGAGTCTTATATACACGACTACTACATGCAAGGGGCTTTCTACTTCACTTCATTCTATGAGTTAACAGGTATGTTACCTAAGCAGATATTAGTATTGATATCTGTTCAAGACGGTTCAGTTCAAGAGTGGTTTGTAAAAGGCAAAGATATTATACATTGGACAGAACTATTGAGAGAAAGGATTAAAAGATATGAATCTTCTCAAACCATCTGATATAGCTAATGCTGCTACTGATATAGCTACTTTTGTAGAATCAAGCGAACTAGCTCATAAAGATAAACAAAAAATTCTAGAAATGGTTAGAGATTTTTATGCTGATAAAAACGAGCATATTATCGACCAATATTTAGCTACGTTAGCTACTAGAACTATAGATAAACATTTTCCACAAACAGGATTTGAACAGTAATGTTTTCACCAGATAGTGAAATTTCTAAACGTATAAAAAATCTTTCCAGTGAAATAGAAAGTTTAAAGAAACTTTCTCCGGAATTAAACTATATTGAATGTACAGTAGAAATTTGCGAAAGATATAGTATAGAGTTTGAATCAGTTAAAAAAGCTCTTCCTAAAATTATTAAAGAAAAAATCGAAGCTGATGCAATGGAACTTAACATGCTAAAATATAAGAACCCAAGGATCGCATGACTAAGGATGGATATGAAGTATATATTATGTACTTGGCTTTGCAACGTCATTTCAGTACTAATTATGATTACTTTCAATATAACGGAAAAGTTAAAGCATCAAAGGATGCGTATTCAGCTCGTAATGATATCTTTAGCTTTGAAAAACTTACGAAAATTATACGCAAAGAAGATAGAGAAGATTTCTTTGTAGCTCATTTTTTAGATAACCCTAAAGAATGGATTAGAAATATGTCTAAGTCTAAAATGGAAGAGTTTAGATCTAAGTTTAGACTTTTTCCTATAAAGTTTAAAGAAGATTTACAATTTATAGAAATAAACGGACCATCAGCTATGATTGCATGCGAAGCAGATAAAATACCTCTTATACACAGAAGTTGTATTAACGGTACTGTTTCACTAGAGACTATATGTATGTTAGATAATATTTTTCCATACTTAGAAAAACACGAACAAACAGTTACAGTACCGTTTGTGTGGCCAGATTATATTAATAAAGTTAAGAAGTACAAACCTTTTGTTCAGAAAAAACTTCAATTTAACTTTATAAATATAGTAGATATCGCACGCGATGTCTTATTATAACGAAACGACGAAACAGAGAAACAGGAGAATATAATATGTCATTTCAAGACTATCTAAAAAACCGTCAAGATGCTTTTACTACTATGACGGACTCTCTCAAAAAAGAAGTTAATAATGAAAACCGTCCAGGTGATGATGATCGTGTCTGGAAGCCTAAAATGGGTAAAGACAATACCGGTTATGCAGTTATTAGATTTCTTCCGGGTAGTGATGTAAATAAAACTCCATGGGTACGTGTATACTCTCATGGTTTTCAAGGTCCAACCGGTAAGTGGTATATTGAGAAATCTTTAACTACTATTGGTCAACAAGACCCTGTATCAGAGTATAATTCTAAATTATGGAATTCTGGTATCGAGTCTAATAAAGAAGTAGCACGTAAACAAAAGCGTCGTACTTCTTATTACGCTAATGTTATGGTACTAAAAGATCCTGGTGATCCTTCTAATGAAGGTAAAGTAATGATCTATCAATTCGGTCAAAAGATCTTTGATAAGATTATGGCATCTATGCAACCTGAGTTTGCAGACGAAGAAGCTGTAAATCCTTTTGATCTAATTGAAGGTGCTAACTTCCGTATCAAGATTAAAATTGTATCTGGTTATTGGAATTATGACTCGTCTGAATTTGAAAAGCCTTCTGCTTTATCAGAAGATGAGAGTAAGCTCGAATCTATCTTTAATGCTCAGCATGATGTGCATGAAATGATTGATCCAACTACGTTTAAGTCATACGATGAATTAAATGCAAAGTTAATGGTTACTATTGGCACGGGAGTAGAGGAAAACGAAGCTCCTCGTCAAGTATCAGTACCTACTGCTGAAACAACTGACACTAAAGAAGAATTCGGTGCAGTGTTTGATAAACCTACTAATTCAGTACCGAATGATGAAGATGATCTAGAAAATTACTTTAAGTCGCTAGCGGCTGACTAATATGCCATTGTAGCGTTAGAAAAAGGAGGCTTAAGCCTCCTTTTTTTTATGCATCAAATTCTTCGGTTGGTGGAGTAAAGTTGCTAGTGTACCTAGCATAACCTAAAGCAACTCTAAGACCTTGTGTATAACCATACCAAACATTATTAGATTGATGTCCAACACCATATGCTAAATATCTGGCACTATAATTAGATGTATCAGCATTAGAATGAATTTCAGTTCCATTTAGATATAGTTTTGAATAACCACCAGTTCTAACATAAGCAACGTGATGCCATGTATCAACGACTACAGCAGTTGTTGTATGTACATAACCAAAATTCCAACCCGTAGTCCCATATCGCCAGAAACCGTTGTTCATTCCAATTCCAACTTGCGTGTTTTGAGAAGTTATTGCTTGATAGCCAACACCTTGGTTTGAAATCTGAAACACATGCTGCGCGCCAGTTGTCGTAGGATAAACCCAAGCTTCAACGGTAAAATCTCTTGTTCCTATTGTTTCACCAAGATCTTTTAAAAGGTAAGTGTTAGTAGTACCGGCAAAATATAAAGCGGAAGAAGTAGTAAATTTTCTTTGTGTATTACTTACAGTAGGTCCGCCAGTCACTTTAGTCCATGGTTTACCTTCAGCTTGTTCCCAAACATCATTCTTATTTGTACATGTAAGAAATTTAGTATTTGTTACTGGAGTAAGTGGTGCAGTTGGCGGTGTAAAGTTAGATGTATACAACATAGTACCATCAATTATTCTTATATCAGAAATATAACCTGAAAAATCTTGACTCGTGTTATTACCAAGTCTACCTATAGTAAGCGGCACAGTAGTTGCATTCATATGTGCAGAGGTATATAATGCACCGGTGTGATCGTCTACCTCAATTCCATTAACAAACATCTTACCTGTGTTATTAGATGCATCATTAGAGAAAGCTATATGGTACCATCTATTTTCTTCAGGTGAAAGGGTATACTGTAAAGGAGTTCCAATTGATGCACCTAACCACACCGCGCCGGTATTCCTGATTTGAACATACCAGCCATTAGCACTACCATCATAATTAGATATAATAGTTTGAGCACCAGCTGAATAATCTGTTGTCAGCCACACCCAAAATTCTATTGTAAATGTTCCTGATGATAACGCAGCATCAGATGCACTACCAGCTGTTATATAATCACCCGTACCATCAAAATATACAGAACCACCATGATCTGTTTTTGTATAACTTAAATAATCGTATGGACCGGATCTGTGCTGCGCTACATTAGCATTGACTGTAAGAGCGTGATTGTTGGATGATCCGTCAGCAATATAGGGAAGATGGCATGTAAGTAATGAAGTATTTGTAATTGCAGTTAATGGTTCAGTTGGTGATGTAAAAGCAGATGTGTAAACTGCTGTACCTTTAACAACCCTCAAATCTCTTATATACCCATTCAGATCTGAATTACTACCATAATCCCAGCTACCTATTTCAAAATTTTCTAATGATGCAGAAAAATCAGTTGTATTAGTAAATGCAGCTCCTTCTGCTGAACCATCTACATATAGTTGACAAGAATTACTTGCATTTCTAACTAGTGCAATATGATGCCAGCCATTAGCGTTAATATTAGTTGTACCGACACGAACCTCGGATCCACCCATCCATACCCTTACAACATCTGATTTTATCCCTAAGATAAATTTATTATTTGTTTGATACTGTGCTAAAAAAGCATCAGTATAGTTTGTGCCATTTGACAGTATTTTTACCCAACACTCCACTGTAAATGCACCACTACCCATCAAATCAACTGAAGGACCTTCAATAAAATCTGCTGCACCATCAAAGTAAGTACTATAACCACCAGGGTGATAAGGTGAAAAGGCCGATGAGGTTACATCACCAGCTTCAGTTATCGCATATGTGTTAGTAGATGCATCGAGTTGATTATCTGTACCATTTGTATCTGCTTTTGATAATAAAGTTGTGTAATTAGAATTACTTATAGTTGTTATAAATGTAAGACTAAATGTAGATAAAGTTGACGCGACATTAACACCATCAGATGCTTTAAATGTTATTGTTCCTGTACCTGTTACTGCTGTTCCGTTTTCACTATCAGTAGGTATAACGGTAAAGATACGACCACTATCACTATCTTTAGTTACAGTAGCTATTCCATCAAAATCACTATCAGTTGTAGCAGTATAAACAATATTAATACCTTCACTGTCAACCGCTAATAATGTAATAGTTGTCGCTGCACCAGTAGTGCTTAAATCATAAGTAGCTGCAGCTGAAGTAGTAAAATAAGGAGTACTGTTAACAAGTGCAATATTATACCAACCTGAACCCGAATAGATATAGAGTCTATTGGTTGAAGTTACTAATGCTTGATCACCGTTATCTGCTGTAGTGGGTAAAATATCTGCTGATGAATATGTGGCAGTTCCAGAAGCTGCAGTGACACCCAGGGATGCAGAGGTTATAATACTATCTGAGTCAGTATATATTTGTTTAACTTTAGATGTATTGTTAGATATTAAACTAGCTATTGTTCTATTTTTGCTCATATTCTATTTATACCTATCCTGTAAATTCTGCTGTCGGAGCTGTGAAAGCAGCAGTATATCTTGCTAGACCTTTAGTAATTCTAAAATCTTGTATGTAACCATTAAAATCTTCTGTACCACTTCCTTGTCGACCAATTTGCAAAATATTTGTTGCTGCTGTGTTTATTGTACCAGAATTAGTTGTAGTTGCTTCTTGAGTCCCATTAACAAATATACGATAAACATTTCCTGATTTAGTCACAGCAATATGATACCAAGCGCCGTCAGTCACAGTAGTAGTTCCAGCAAGGTTAGTAACAAAATAGGATGAGCCATTACTTACATATATTGATGGTTTATTTGCTGTATAGCCTGTCCATAAACCAAACGCAGTATTAGCAGCGCCAGGTGCGCTAGCAAAGGACCAAATATTTTGATTAGCAGTTTTAGTAGTGTAAATCTGGAGTTCAACAGTCCAATCTCCATTTACCCATTCACTAAGAGGTTGTGAAGCGTTTGGTAAATTTAAATAATCTCCTGTTCCATCAAAATACATAGCAGAAGATGTTGTAAACTTTCTTTGTGTATTACTTGCAGTCACATCGCCAGCCTTAGTTAATAAATTACCCGATGCAATATCCCATATATTATTTTTATTAGTACATGTAAGCAATTGAGTATTTGTTATTGCAGTTAATGGTGCAGTTGGTGGTGTAAACTCACTGTCGTAAACTAAGGAATTTACTATTCTAAAATCAGATATATAACCTAACCAGTAAGCAGTATTATTATAAGAATGTTTGCCTATATACATTGGGCCCATGGCCGAACCGTTATACCAACCATATGAATTAATTGCTGTAGTGGTTGAACCAACATTTTTTCCATCAACATAAAAAATATATTCATTTGGGACAGAATATTCACCGTAATTATGGACAAATGCTATGTGATGCCAAGTATTCTCTTTAATTGTATTAGCATCAGGTGTTTCAAACAACGTGTGATTTGCAGACGAGAAATAGATTTGAAAATATAATTTACCGGCAGATGTTACTCTAATATTACTTGTTTGTGTGCCGCTACCGGATGCAGCTATCATCCTACCGTAAGCGCCCGACGATGACAAATCAGTTGCATAAAACCATCCTTCTATTGTAAAGTAGGATTGATAATTTAATGAGGTTGAAACTGCTTGCGGTGCAGTTATATAATCTCCTGTACCGTCAAAGTATAAAGAACCACCATGATCTGCTATTGCATAACTTCCATAATCATAAGGCCCATCTCTTACAGTCGAAACATTAGAAGTAACAGTAGGAGCCCCGTAAACACTAGCTTTATCATTAACAAAACCTTCACCATTGAAATATAATAATTTTGTAGAAGCAAGAACAGTCAGAGGTTCAGTTGGAGGAGTAAAGTTACTTGTATAAACTGCAGATTCAGTATATCTAAAATCTCTCATATAACCAACAAATTCTCGATTGTCAGAGTTATAAGAACTATTGCCTCCGCCTATATAACCTGCTACTCGTCTATTAGTAGCAGTACCAGACCATGTGGCTTGAGCTTGTTGAGTACCGTTTAAATACGTTTTATAATTATTTGAACCGGTACCATTTCTTACTATTGCTACGTGGTTCCAAGTACCGATAACTATAGTACCACAAGATATTTGTACTTCCCACCCATCGGTGTTAAAATCTCCTTGATAGAAAGTGATAAGACCGCTAGTAGATATGTTTGCTATTGTACCCTGTGCAGCCATTGCATTTCTTTGAACATATATTATTTGCGTTTGGGAAAAATCAATTGAATTTACCCAAAACTCTAAAGTCCAACCAGTATCGGGACCTAGTCTATATTCACCACTAGTTGCTGCAGGTACTGTAATTGAAGCATCTGTAGCGTTAAATTCAACACTATACCCACCAGGATGATGTGGAGCAAATGATGTTGAGGTTACGTTACCTACTTCAGTAATAGTATGATTGTTACTTGATGCATCAATTTGATTATCTGTTCCATCACTGTCTGCTTTTAATAATAAAGTTGTATAATTTGAATTTGTTGTAATAAAAGAAAGAGTAAAAGTGGAATTAGCTTGAACATTATTCACTCCATCTGAAGCTCTAAACGTAACAGTGCCAGTATATGTACCACTTGTTGCGGTAGGAGTTATAGTCCAGACATTATGTTTATCACTATCATGAGTCACTGTAGCAAAGGTGGTAAAATTAGAATCAGTAATTGCGGTATATGTAATAGGTACATCATCACTGTCTGTAGCTAAAACTGTAATAGAAGTAATAGAACCGTCAAGAGCTAAAATGTAGCTGCCACCTGGTTGAGTAACCCATTGTGGGTTAAAGTTGTTAATAATAGCAATTTTATACCAACCGTTATTGTAGATATATAAACTATTAGTAGAAGTGATTAGAGCTTTGGTTCCTGCTTCAGCTGAACTAGGTAAACTGTCTATAGAAGTATAAACATCCATAGTACCTGTTGTACCATCTGACACCCCTTTGTTGTATGAAGATTCGATTAAATCAGAATCATACGAAACTAAACTGTTAGTTCCTAACACACCTGCTATTAATCTTGCCTTATTAATAGCCATAGCAGTTATCCTTTAAATGTAGACGTTGGTGGTGTAAATGCAGCAGTATATCTTGCTAGACCGTTTGTAATTCTTACATCTTGAACATAGCCATCCATAGCTTGAGTACTGGCATAATAGCAACCTATACTTATCGGCACTGAACTAGGTCTGGATATTTGACTTGAGACGGTAAAAGCGCTCCCTGATTGAGTACCATCGACATAAACTTTCGTGTTATTAGAAGCAGTCGCATCATTCACTACGGCAATATGATACCAAGTGTCGGCGGCCATATCAGACTTAAATGCTCTCCATGTTGCACCATCCCAGAAGACCAAAGTCGTAAAACCAAGACTGGCTGCCCCCAAAGCTAAAGCAAATCCATCATAACCACCACCATTTTCATATGCTTGAATAAAGTGTTGATCACTAGCTACAGTATCAAAATAAAACCACCCTTCTATTGTAAATGGTACTGTGCTTTTAAGATTATTATTTTCTTGCCAATCTATATAAACATAATCTGTTGTACCATCAAAGTAAATAGAAGATGATGTTGTAAACTTTCTTTGTGCATTACTTGCAGTTGCTTGATTAGCTTTAATAACTTTTTCACCCCCAGCATCCCAAATATCGTTCTTATTAGTACAGGTAAATAATACAGCATCACTATCTGCGGTCATTGGTAAAGTGGGTGGAGTAAAAGCTGCTTTATATTTTCTTCTACCTTTAATAATTTGTAAATCAGACATATAACCAGTAAATTGTTCATTTACAGTATTAACAGTATCATATCCAATTCTTAAAGATATATCACCTGAAGTTTGTGCTGTAGCTGATCCACTAGTAGATACTTGCTTACCATTTAAGTATAGATAACCGTTAGATCCTTCTTTTGTAGCAACTACATGATTCCAAGTGTTAAGAAGAACTGTAGCAGTTGAAGAACCTGTAATTACACCACCACCAGTAGCTCTACCACAATCTAAAGTACCATTTGTATTGATACTAACATGGATTGCATTTCCATCACCATTTGTTCCAGACATATACCATCTACAAACATTTGATCCATCTCTTGCGGTTTGATAGAGCCATGCTTCAATTGTCCAATCGTCTGATCCAAAGTTAAAATCTGCAGATGATGCCATTGAAAGATTATCATTAGTGCCATCAAAATATACAGAACCACCATAATCTGTTTTTGTATAACTTAAGTGATCATATGGACCAAATCTTTCTGTTGATAGGCTGTCGCCGCCACCGGATGTAAGTACATGACTGCTGGTTGATCCGTCTGCAATATATGGAAGATGACAAGTGAGTAAAACCGTATTTGTAATTGCTGTTAGCGGTTCTGTCGGAGGAGTAAATGCGGATGTGTAAACAGCTGTTCCTTTTACTACTCTTATATCTCTAAGATAACCTGAAAATTCGGCATAGGATATGGTAGCCCAAGCTCCTATTACTACACCATGTCCGCCCTGCCCGTTAGAATCTAATGCACCAGAATATGTTAGATCTGATCCAACTTGAGTACCATCAATATAGAATTTCATAACACCACTTTCTCTTACCCAAGCAAAGTGATGCCACACATTTGTTTCGATACCAGTAGTGCCAGTAATTAGACTTCCGTTAAATAAACCAACTCTCCATGCACCATTATAAAAATTAACACCAAAATGACCATTAGGAGTATTTGTGTTAAAGTTAATAAGGTATCTATCTGAAGTAACATCCGTAGCATAATACCAACCTTCCATAGTGAAATCGCCAGTACCAAAATCGAAATCAGTGCTATCTGCTACATAAATACCGTCACCAAAGCCACCATAGCCGTCGCCGCCATCCATATATGTACTATAACCTCCAGGATGATATGGAGTAAATGCTGTGGATGTTACATTACCAGCTTCCGTTATCGTACGTGCGCTGGTAGAAGCATCAACCTGGTTGTCAGTACCAGCTGTATCTGCTTGTAATAATAAAGTTGTATAATTTGAATTACTTATAATTGTTATAAATGTAAGATTAAAAGTACTTAATGTTGATACTAAATTAACACCATCAGATGCTTTAAATGTAACGGTACCTGAACCTGTTACCGCTGTACCACCTTCACTATCTGCAGGTGTAATGGTAAAGGTACGACCACTATCACTATCTTTAGTTATAGTTGCAATTTGATTAAAATCACTGTCAGCTGTGGCTGTGTATACTGGATTAATACCTTCACTATCAACCGCTAAAATTGTAATAGTAGTTGTAGCACCTGTTGTGCTTAAATCATAACTAGAAGCAGCTTCCGTTGACCAATAAGGTGTGTTATTGATAAGTGCTATATTATACCAACCACCGTTTGTAAAAATGTAAAGTCTGTTGGTAGAAGATACAAGAGCCTGGTCTCCATTTGTAGCCGAAGCAGGTAATGTATCTGCAGAAGAATAAACTGCAGTACCAGCAGCTGGAGTGACACCTAATTGAGCTGAAGTTACAATTGCATCGGAATCATATAAACTATCTTTGACAGTACCGTCAAGTTTAAGTATTTTTGCTATTTGTCTACTTTTAGTTATTGGCATATCTTATTTATCCACCTAATGGTTCTGTTGGAGACGTAAAGTTAGCTGTATATCTTGCTAACCCGTCTGTTATTCTTGCATTATAAATGTACCCAGTAAATCTAGAAGATACGTTTTGAGATTCTGTTCCTAAATAAATGTATTCTCCATTAGCAGCTGATGCATACGCAACGCCGGGAAAACTAGAAATAGTATGTACTAATGTTCCATCTAAAAAGATTCTTAAATTGTTAGAACTATCATTACTAAAAGCAACATGATGCCAAGTATTAAGAGATATAGTAGCACCTGAAGGGTCTACAGTGTTTGTCGATCCTGTCCAATAATAAAATCTTAATTGAGATCCTTCAACACCAAAATTAAAATAAGTACCACCCCAACCTAATATACAAGGAGAAGTATTGGTAGCACTGCCATTACTTTGTGCAGTTTGGTAAATCCACGCTTCAAAAGTACCAGGACCTAGTTCATCATCATTTAACCATTTAAGAGGTTTGTAAGTGTAACCTGCACCTATCATTACATAAGAATTTGTAGTACCATCAAATTTTATTGAATCTTCGTTAGCAAATTTAGCAAAACCTTCTGCTGTTACGGAAGTCCATGGATGAATAGCATATGAACCAGATTGATCCCATAAAAAGTTTTTATTGGTACAAGTAAGTAATGATGTACCAGATATAGCTGTTAATGGTGCATTAGGCGGAGTAAAATCAGAAGTGTAAACAGCTGTACCTTTAACAACTCTAAAATCTGATATGAAACCTTGAGTATATCTATTATAACCGTTTATGACACCAATTAAAAATGGTGTATTATTATCATTGTTACTTCCATATGACATAGAGATACTAGTAGCTACACCATCTAAGTATACTTTAATTGTACCGTTGTGTCTTACAGTAGCTATGTGATGCCAAGTTTTAATACTTAGTGATTGTGTACTAGTTACAAAGTTAGTACCGGATGTTCCGAATAAAAGTTTTCCAGTTGCATTAACATGAGTCCAATAACCAGCGTTTGAAGCAAACTTTGCCCATAAAGATTCATAATTTTTAAAAGATCCTGTTTTGTAAAACCAATGTTCAACTGTCCAATCACCTGAGCCAAAATCTAGTTCTGTACTATCATTTACATTAATGTAATCATCTATACCATCAAAAAGTGGAGAACCTAAATGATCAGTTTTTGAATAAGTTCCATAATCAAAAGGTCCTACTCTTTGAGTATGAGTATTTCCAGCTACAGTAATGCTGTGACTATTAGAAGATCCGTCCGCAATATAAGGAAGATGACATGTTAATAAAGACGTACCACTAATTGCAGTTAATGGTTCAGTTGGTGGAGTAAACGTACTAGTGTATACTGCAGTTCCTTTTACAAGTCTTACATCTCTTACGTATCCTGTGTAATATGCTCCATTATAATCACCAGTTCGACCGACAGAGAATGATCCAGATCCGTCATTAAATCCAGAGGTATGAGATTGATTAATTACTGCTGTACCATCTACATACAAAATTACATTTGTTTGATCAAATACAAGAGCTAAGTGATACCATTGATTTGCAGATCTTGTTGTAGATTCATTTAAATTGAAATTGGCACTAGCAGAAGTTCTACAAAAAATTCCGAAATTTGCACCATTTAACCAAATATTAACTGATGTAGTTGCGCCAGATCCGGAAGATGCATGATCTCCAAGAATATATTTAAGTCCAGATGCAACACTAGTCGGATATACCCAACATTCGTATGTCCAAGGATCTGATCCTAAAGTTTTATATGTTCCATCTGCAATTGAAATATAATCATTACCATCAAAATAGCAACTATAGCCACCAGGATGATAAGGTGAAAACGAAGAAGATATAAAATTACTAGTTTGTGTTAATGTATGGTTAGAAGTAGCATCAACTTGGTTATCGTTTGAATCACTATCTGCATAAACAAGAGTGGTAGTGTAATTTGAATTCGAGACAACAAACGATATATCAAAAGATGATACTGCTTGAACCAAATTAACACCATCCGATGCTTTAAATGTTATAGTACCTGATCCGCTACTACTTGCTGTAGGAGTAACAGTCCATACATTATGTTTATCACTATCATGAGCTATTGTAGCTATAGCGTTAAAACCAGAATCTGCCACTGCTGTGTAAGTTATAGGAACATCATCACTATCTGTAGCTAAAACAGTAATTGTTGTTGTCGATCCGTCAATAGCTAAAGAATAAGATCCATTAGGTTCAGTAATCCATTGTGGGTTAAAAGCGTTAATAATAGCAATTTTATACCAACCACCGCTATATATGTACAAAGTATTAGTAGAAGTTACAAGAGCTTTTGTACCAGCAGCTGCTGAAGATGGTAAACTGTCTATAGAAGTAAAAACATCCATAGTACCTGATCCACCAGTAGAACCTTTACTAAATGAATTGTGAATTTGATCAGAATCAAACGCTAAATATTTTTTATTAGCGTTTATTATTTTACCAATTCTACGTGTTTTTGTTAATGCCATGACTTAGTATTTATTACTAAAAACAATACTATCTTTTGTCAACTTTTTACATTCCACTTTCATGCCACCGCGGCCCTGTGGATTGACATATCTAAAGTTATCGAGTATTCTCTCTTTATGATGTAAACAGGTATCTAAGTTCGGATATTTTAAATTATCAAAATTATAAACTGAGGCACCAACATATATTAATATCCCAAATACCATAAAGTGTATCTTTCCTTAACGCTTGCTGTTTTTCTTTCAAGCTCTGTTTCTTTATATGGTACGTCAAAGTTTTCAACCATCTCATAAGCATATGCACCATAAAATATTAGTGTTATAAGATATAACCAAAATATCGAGAATAAGTATATCAAATCGGTGGCCTACCTGATCCACCGCTTGTTGCTGACCACATTACGTATACAAAAGCACCAAACGCTATAACAGCAACAATACCAACAATCATAAACACTTTTACTTGTTCCCAAAATTCTTCTTGCTCTTTAAGTTTTTTAATTCTGGCCTGTTTTGCAGCTTCTTTAGCTTCCTGAATTCTTTTTGTTCTTTCATCTACAATACTTTGCCACGTATCTGGACCGAAACGCATGTTAATCATATTTTTCATTTCTTGCATTTTTTCAGCAGCTATCTTAGCATCAATTACTTCTTGAGCAACCGATTTGATGCCAAACTGGTCTTTAAAACCAATACCTGCATTCTTAGATCTTTTCTTTTCTAGTTCTTCTTGACCTCGAAATAGTCCATCTACAGCACCAGCTATTTCGCCAATGTCTTTAGCTGTATTAATATTGGATTTTATAAAATCAACACTTGATTTAACAAGTGCGATACCCGCTAAAATTTCTGCAACTGCCATCTGATTACCCCTTGTATGGTAATATAAAGTATCGCAATCATTTTTAAAATTTTAGGTAATTACCTGCGCTCACTAAAGTATTTATAAATTAAGAAGTAGCGCCGGCTTTTATTCTTTTGTAAGATAAAGTATCAACATCCCAAACATAACCTTGTTTAGACATCTGTTCTAATTCTTCTTTAGTAGGAACATCAGGTTTAGGTTTTGGTTTAGGACGAGGTGGAGGGTTAGGAGTTTTAATAATAGGGGGTACAGGTGTTATACGCATTTGTAAATCATTCCATGCTACTAATAATGCAACAGCTAACGGGTCAAACACTGCTACAATAATAACAATAACCCATCTAACAGCTTCTTCTAACATTGACTTGTCTGCTCTTTCTCCGTATACAAACTCAGCAATGTATTTGATAGGTCCTACCTCTGCTTCTAGTTCTAGTTGACCCTTTTCTAGAACGATTAATTCTGATTGCAATTCTGATATTCTATCTTCAGCGCTGCTAACAATTTTTGATAGATCTTGTCTTTCGGATTTTTGACGTTCTCTAACTGCAATTGCACCCTCGTCCCCGCGTATTCTATCATACTCAATGAGCACGTTGATAGCTTCGTCAAGTTGGAAGAGTACTCCGTCAGCATCTTTAATCGTTCTTTGCTCTCTTCCGATCTTGCTTTCGATTCTTTCGATTTTGAGTATGTTATCACCGGTGACGGTAGTTTGTTCAATATGGGCACGGGAGAGGAATCCAAAGATCCCCATTGAAGTGATAAACATGAGGACAAGAACAGCGATAACAAGATAAGACCTAAGCAAGAAAGGACTTTGTCTCCAATAACGATGTAAGTATGTAACCGTAACAAGTTTACCAACTTCTAAAACTGATCCCATTATTATAACAGGTACTGCTGCAGCTGCAAATATAGCAGCTAATCCAATAATTGAATAATATGCAGCAATCCCTGATATAGCTAAAGCTGTGGTTAAAACAAGTAAACTTAAAAACATACACTATTTATACAGAAGGTGGTGGCGGAGGCGGCGGTAGATCCATTCCTGGAGGAGGCGGTGGAGGAGGAAGATCCATACTAGGTTGTTGTTTATTCTTCTGTGGTGAAATATTAACGTTAAATTTAGCTTCTATAACTTCTGATTGCTGTGCTAATGTGCTTCTAACTTCGTGTTCTTTATTAAAAGAGTTTTCAATTTCTTTTACGCTAGCAATTCTCGTAATATTACCTTCTCTAACTAACTGAGGAGGTACTTTAATTTCATAACCAGCAATATTTAATCCAAGTTCTAATCCCTCGATTTTTCCTTGTTTTTTTAGAATCTTTTCATACTCTTTACTTACGTTTACTCTAATATTAAGTACATCTTGAGGGTTAAGAAGATCTGGGTAAATACAATTCTCTTGACCTGCTATTTGACGTTCAATACAAGCTCGTACATCATCAGGATTCGTTTCAAGAGCTATTTTTTTATCTTCTTTAGTCTTCTCTAGTATATCTACTAGCTCGGTATCCTTAGTTAAATGTTCAATAAGGTTATCAAACGTAATTTGATGAAAATTATCAAAACCTCTTAAACGTTCTGGAGATTTACCTTCGAAAGGATCAACATGATAAAAATCTGTATTAGGATAACGTTTTAATATCCATTGATAACGACGTTGCCAGTTACGATAAGTAGGAGCTCCGTTTTTAGTATTTTCTTCTTCGGGTACTTTAGCGTAATGCTTTAGACCTTCATAAAGGTTATTCATTACACCGTTTTCTTCTGTATCTTTAGAACCAAAACCAAAGAAGTCCATACCAATTAGAAATACTTTAGGAGATTCAAAATGATATGCTGCTAAATGAGTAGCCATTGGTCCAGCAGCAAACTTTTCAGGTGTAGTAGCTTTTTTAGCTCCTGACCCAGGTTTAGGATACCAAGAATAAAACCAATTCGATTTAGGATACTGACTATACTGTTTAATAATAGTTCTAGTCATAGGTTCATCAGAGGATACTAATACATGAGGACGAAATTCTTCTCTAAAGAACCAATTACAAGCATAAAGCAATCCATAATCCATAAGTTGCTCAATATTTAAGCCTTTACGAGAAGTACCATTACCAATAACAAAAGCATACTCACCATTAGGGAGTTTCGGCTTTTGTCCTGGTGATTTTTTAATTTTTAATTTACGCATTTGGGATAAAATAATCTTCTGGTTTTTCTTTATAGGGAGTACACACAACATTAATCAAACGTTCAATTTCTTTTTCATCTAAAGAACGAAGACTACTATTAGCGCGAATAAAATTAATTACTTCTCCAACATCACGTGTTTGATATTGAAAGATAGCCATTTCGATAAGATCGGTAATTTGTTTATAAGTTGACATCGCAAATCCATTATTAATGTTAATGATAAAAGTATTATATTATTTATGAGTGGTTTTTTTGATATAATCTGCATAAAAGTCTTGTGAGGTAGGCTCGTATTCAGAAGGCATTGTGTCTTCTTCTTTTTCTTCTTCTTTTTCTTCTTCGCCGTTAAATTCTTTGAACGATTTCATCATAACGTATAGCCTTTCTTGCCAGTATACAGTCTAGGTGACAAACCATCTACTCTTCCACCACCGTCCCAGCTTAACGAATAATCCATAGACCATAAATTTGACTTGAACGTATTAATTACATCATCTGGTGTATGCCAATTAACAAAATCACCGAATTTTTGACCACCAGCATTAGTAGTAGACAAAACAGATACCATATCAAATCTAGTTTGCTCTTTATAGATAATAAAACCTAGAGCCGTAGCATAAGCTTGCAAATCTATTAGATTAGGGTTGTCTAATACCCCTTGATCATTAATTCTTTGACCATAAACTTCGTTAAAAAACGAAATCCAAAAATCTTTTGGTTTTTTTCTTGCTTTGTTTAGAGCTTCGTTAATTTCTACAATTACAACGTTTTTAGGCTTACCTGCACTACCGGTAAACGCAGCTAAAATGTCTTTATCACTCTTAGAACCTGCCCAGTCTGGAATTTGCTTTTTACATTCGTTAATGAACCATGTCTTTTTACTATTAAACATGGTCTTACCATTTTTACCCATATGACCACCACCGGTCTTTACTTCGATGAGGTTGCCACCTGCAAATGCGTCACCAAACGTTTCGTTATCACCGCCTTTACCACCATCAGCAGCAAGAAAGATCATAACAGCTTCCATTCTACCAACTGCAACAGTACCGTTTGCGTCGATTTGAGGTTTCCAGTTAAGAAACCAAGTGTAAAGCTGTTTCATAATTGAATCAGGCGCTTTAACGTAAGATGAAAAGTTACCTGACTTTGCACTTGTAAAACCTTTAGCGTTAAAATAAACACCGTCGATACAATTTTGAATAAACGTTAATTTTTCTTCTGTATCACCTTTAGCAGAAGATACCTTATTAACGAATTCGACGAACGGTAAAGCTCCACGCTTTCCAAAAGCGTCTAACTTACGTGCTCTGAACAACTCTCTAGATTTTTCTTCTAAGATTGGTCTTTCAACTGCTCTCATTAAGTTAACAAGAGTTCTACCATCAGCATTATCAACAGCTTGACGGATCATTGCTCTTGCTTGATCAGCTGTCATGTTTCTTGCTTCGGTAACTAGGTTTTGGAATGCTTCAAAGTTAATCATAACTTATTTATTTTGTCTAAAGCTTCACGTAATGCAGGGAATAAGTATTCTTCCGTATCATCTCGATCTGCTTGAAAGCGAATACCAATACCACCTTTATTTTCCCAGGCAATAACGTTAGATACCTTATCGTCGATAAGAATATTTGGTCTACCGTCAAGTGGACTAATTGCATACTTGTGTTTGTTACTAGTAAACACTAAGTTTTCAATTTTAGGTAAAATTTTATTCTGAGTCAACCACAATCTCTTCCAAAAAGCACTGTTAGCTTCATCATCTCTAATTGGAGAGCTACAAATACCCCAGTCATTACCGGTTCTTTTAGCTTCGTTTTTAACTCTTGCTACGATTTGATGCGAAACTGACAGTTCACCATCCATAAACAACGGTAAGTTGAAGAACCAATTAGTATTCTTTAGATTGAGTAGAGCTTTTTGCTTATCATCTATAGACTTCCAATGATCTACTTTATAAGCTTTCGCAAATGCGCTGAAGAAGTCAGCAATAACACCATCCATATCTAAGTATATTATCATATTTTTTCCTTTTCTAATTATACCTTATTATAACCTATTTTAAAGGAAAAATCAACTAAATAATGCCACATAATATCTAACAATTACAACCGTTTCTGATTTTTCTTCCACTCGGTCCATTTCTCCTCGGCAAAGATTCTCCTATACACAGTCCAATCTTTCGTTCTACTACTGTATACGTAAGATGCTATACCTCTGTTTGTTTTTCTGAGCTCATACTTAGTATCGCCTTGAGTATATGAATCGATAGTTTCATACTGTAAAGGAGGAGGCTTACTATTCTGCGCAGTTCGTATAACTCTTGGTACACGCTTCTCTCGTTTCTTCCTAACCATTCAGTAATACCTCAAAGTCTGGATCATCTGTAATAGACACCCAACGACTACCTTCCATCAGATTCTTTTTACAATTGAGAAACATAAAAGGACCGTTCAACCCTCTGTGTGCCGTAGTCATCAGACTTGGACGAAAGTCCACTATCGTAAACTCTTCACCGAACTGATTGATACGGTTTTTACCATGTCTCGACTTACCTTTAAGTCTAATATCTTGCCTATGCTGTAAACCTTTAGTATCCATCTCACACCCTCTTAACGATTAATAACACTCATATTCATTATAGTTTTCCCCCCGAAAAAATTTTGAGTCGAAGGCAATATAGTCTAAGTCGCTACTAGAAAAAATTTTGTCTTTCGTACTTAGCGTTAACGCAATGCAACTTTTGGAACGCTCAAAAACCAACCCTAGTCTGTCTCCAAAAATCAAGTAAAAAAGGGCATTTCTGCCCCTTTCTCTATACCTCCACCCTTACATATACATATCCTAATTCTTCAAAAATAGTCTCTCCATAAACATTCATATTCTTACCATCAATCGCGAACCATTCTTCAATACTACTACTTACAAACTCATCCCAATTATCTTCATTCCACCACTCTTCAATTTCCCCTTTCAAATAATCCCTAATATCATCTTCACTCCTAACTTCAAATTCCCCATTTACAATTTCTACATCTTCAATAATCTCTTCTTCACCCCTACATCCACATTCAATTTTTAAAACCCTTACACCCTCATTATAATCCTCTCTATCATCACTGACATCGAAATACTCGCAAAAATCTTCAAACTTCCAAACCACCAAATTTTCAACTTTTACTTTCATTTTAATCTCCTCTTTCTAACTATATCTAATCTTAACTTATTTTTAAGCAGATATCAACTATTAAAGTACAAATTTTGCAATTAAAGCCCAAGCAAAAGTTAAAGCATAAATTGTACCGAAAACGATTAAGCACTGATCAATTAAACGCATTTTGGAATCTCCTGTTATCCAATTTCTTATCATACCTTATCGTAGTATACTTTTAAGTAAATATCAACTGAAAAATGCATTATTTTCCTTTTTTTTTGACTGGCATTTTCTAGTTGATTTCTGTAAAAAAAGTCTGCATAATCCGGAGTATAAGAATATTAGTCTATTTTCACAAAGTAACATAATATTCTTATACAGATAGCGTATAATTTTCTTATACAAATATCCTTAAGGATACTAAGAATATTATACAAGGGAATCTCATAGCGTATTGGCACCAGGTGGCTCGTTGGCTCGTTTGGCTCGTTTCAGTTTTGGCTCGTCCTGCGGTGGCTCGTCTCTTCCTCCCCACCTCCCCCCTCCCCCGGGGGAGGGGTCTAAGCTGCTTCTATCTTCTCACACAACTCGAGAAACCGGTTACGTACTTTATGGAGATTCTCAAACGAGGTCTCTCTCGCTATCTCGTTAAACGTATACCCTTCTTTACGCATATCGAAGATCTGTCTATCTTCAGGAGCAAACTTAGATATCTCAGCTTCGAGGAAGATAGCACTCTCATCGATATCGTAGGTCTCTAAACGAAACTCATGCTTATCTAAAGGAGTAGTATTATTGAGACGCTTCCAGTTAGTCTCAGCATACGCTTTCATATAAGCTCGAATCCAAAGCCAAGCATAAGTAGAAAACTTATAGCCTTTTTCCTGATACTTCGTACCGTCAAAACGATTCCAAGCTTCGCAAACTCCCATGAAGCCTTGCTGAACTATATCATTATATTCATTATAATGGTTACGAGTCCACTTCTGAGCTAGCTTATGAACCATTCTAGTGCACTGACGGACTGCCTGATCTACATTAGTAGGATTCTCAGCGAACTCTTTATGTTTAACTTTAAAGGTTTTCTTCATAATATACTCCTATATAAAAAACAAGATTGGAAGGGCTGCCATAACAACCATGAATAATAAACCAGCGATTAGTGGCATTGTACGATCTCCGCTACAATTGAATCGTTAAACTCTTCTACACGCATACACTTAGTAGCACCATCAGAGTAGATAACACCTACGTATGAATCGTCTCTATCTGATACGGTAGCCTTGATGACCTCTCCGTTAAAGAGCTCTACAAGATACTCTTCACCTGAGCGGAAGACTGAACAATCAATTAGCATTTCCTGAGTCGTAAACATTTCTAACATCTCCTAATTTCTTATTATAATAGATTATAACCTATCTAGTACTAGAAATCAACTAAAAAAGTGCTCTATCCAGCAATTAAAGGCTCATTAGAGAAAGTCGTTGACATTACAACTCCCTGGCACTCGATCCAGCTAGCAGCTTCTTCGATCGTGTTATATGCACTTGACTCATCAGCGTCAAAAGACCCATCTGCCTTTTTGATCTCCCAAGATGCTCTAAAATCGCCTAGCATATCCTGGTCAATGAAGCACTCGTGCTCTGATACAACGTTAACCGCTTTAAAGAAACCTTCTGAAACTTTTTTGATCTGTAGCATTTTAGAACCTCTATCTGTTTTCTCATTCTATACATATATTGTATATTATTTCCGAGAAGAAATCAACTAAAAAAGTGCTCAAGAAAACCAATGAATACAATAGGTTATCATTTTTCTGATATTTTTTGGGAGAATTGTTTGTTACTTAGTGTATTACTTCGTGCTATCCAGCAGTAGCAAATTAAGGTCCACTTGTCTCTGAATGTTTCTCCTTAGGCATTCTATGGTATCTCCTATATTCTCTAATGTAATCCATACCTTTACCACTCACAGACCTATGTTTATTAATGCATTTTTATTCGTTATTAAAGCATTCTCTCTTAAACTTATCATTTAATCTACGGAACGCTTGAATAATACTATATCTCTCACTATTATCTTTACACTTATAGATCTCTGTAACACCTGATATCTTATCTTCTATCATAAGGTTCTTAGGGAACATTGCTTTAAATGCTTCTTCTGCTCCTCTACACTTATTGATATCATGATGATATGCTGCTGCGAGAACTCTGATATTGAAATGAGGATACTCTTCTTTGATATAATTAAGACGAATCATAGCATCGTTCTTGCCTGTATGACCCATCTTCTGGAATATATCGTTATTCTTTGTATTAGTGAACTCTGCGAAATATACTTTAGGCATATCTTTCTCCTTATTAAAATTGACCTGACTCATGATAAAAACTGATAAGACTATAACGACTTCCTGTGCCTTCTCCCATGATAGTACCGTGAAATAGCTTGCCGTCATAAATCGCTACCGAGTTGAATAAACATGGAATAGTATGGTAATGCTTAAAGCCGTTTTCGTTCTTTGGATTTCTCCATTTGACGATATTGTTCTTGTTTAGCTTTTGATCGATTACCCCTTCATATTCTCTAGAACTATAATGATCTTTGTAAGTAAATAATCCTGTTCCTTCTGTCCAATCACATAGCCAGAGATTAAAGACTAAGTCGTGATCAACATGAGGGTGCCAACTATTCTCCCATACCATTGGATCTGGATCGACTACGTTAGAAGCTGTAATAAAGTTCTGAGCTTGTATCTCTCTCTTAATAATATATTTGGTAATGTGAGAGTAATAATGACATAAAGGAAATAGATCCATAGGAGTAAAATGTTGTCTTCCTCCTGGCGTATAAACGTTATCAGGAGGTGTTACGACAGGCCATTTTTTAAGAACTTCTATTGCTTTATATGGATGTTTAAAGACGTTTTTGACAATATAATAGGAGATAGGACCAACAGTAACCTCGTCTAACTCTATCTTATCATTTGTTTGTAATGCTTCAAAAAGATCATTCCTAGAAATGATATTATCAAAACTCATAAATCAATCCAGCCGCCGTTTTCTAATCCAGGGGTGTTAATAGTATCTTGAAAAGCTTTGTATCGCTTTCCTGCGCCATACATATCAGATATTCTTCTCCATTCGAATGTCATAGATGGCGTTGTGAAATCATCTATATCATTGCGAATATAGAATGCATTTACCCCTCTTGACTCTACAGTAACAAATCTATAATAAGGAGCTAA